TATACAACGGAATGGGTTCAAGCCAACGCGGTCCCAGTTGTTGTATCTGGATCGCCAGCGACTTTCCCGGTCACGACGGATGAGTTTTTCAAACATATTGTCTACACAACAGGGGATCAAGGTGAGCTCAACATGGCAATCACCATGATTGAAGCCGCGACAAATTTTGCTGAGCAATACACCGGGCGAATGTTTATCACTCGGGCGATGACGCAGTTTTTTGATAGGTTTCCACAAACTAATGGAAACAAAAAGCAGCCACTTATTTTAGATGGTGGCGTCAGTCAATTTGTCACATCAATAACTTATATGGACAGCCATTTTTTGCCTGTCGTATTACCCTCTGAGAAATACAGAGTCCTCAAGCGCAATGGTCGAATCCACATTTACCCAGCAATGGGAACAGAGTGGCCTGTTGATGTTGCAAATGAGGTTGATGCCATCAATGTGAGTCATATCGTGGGGACAGCCTCCCCAGCAGTTCCGGCCCCGATCAAAATGGCGATTTTACTTATTGCAGCCAGTCTTTGGGAGAACCGGGAGAACGAAATTGTCGGAAGTAATATTAAAGCCCTCAAGCCCGTGATCGCTGCAAAAGATCTCCTTCACCCATTCAAGTTGAGGTGATGACATGCGAGCTGGAAAGTTAAACAACAAGGCCGAAATATTTATCCCCGCCACAGCGCAAAACTCATTCGGAGAAGTTGAGAGCACATTTGTGTCACTCGGAAAGTTTGCCTGCAGCGCCACGACTAAACCGCGCAGAGAGAGCACCACTGACGAATCCTCAGTCTCAAAGACAGAGTTCGACCTTCGGTTTAGATATTACACGGCACTGGCAAGTCTGCCCCGGTCTGCTTATATCGTCATCAAAGGTCTCACACTGGAGATCAACTCAGTGGCTAATATCCAATTAAACAACCGCGAGATCCAGATGATCTGCGAGGAGCGATCATGATTGATATTGACCTCCGGGCTCATCTTCTCGCCGATACAGCGATCAGCTCAACTGTGGCAGGTGTTTACGCCCTCCGGCTACCGCAGGACACAACCAGCAGCGCGATCGTTTATGAGATCGGTGCCGGACATAGTGTTCCGCAAATCGGGTCGATGGAAACAGTCATCAGACACACAGTGACTCTGTTTGCGTACAGCCCAAGCTATCAGACGCTGCGGGTTCTATCCGGCAACATAACTGACCTATTAAACGGCGTGACTGGACCAATGGGGTCCACCAGTGTCACCGGGTCTCAAATCGACTCGTCGATCAACACCTATGAAGAAGAGCTCAAGCTCTATCGAAATATAATTAATTTAACTATTTACACAAACTAAGGGTAAAACCATGAGCAATATTGCATCTCCTTTTCACGGCTTAGCAACCGAACTTCACATGCTGTCAGCCGGTAGCTCAACTCTAGACGCCACCACCAAAGTTGCTGAGGTTTCCTCAGTAGGTACACTCGAGCTGACTGCCAATATTATTGAATATAACAAGTACGGTTCGGACTACAAGCAAAAGCTAGTTGGCCAGAAAGACTCAGGAACATTGTCGCTGACGGTCAATTGGGTTTGCGGTGACTCGAGTCACACTGCTTTGAAAGCAAAATATGATAGTGGAGATGCCCAAATCTTCGCCATCAAATGGGTGTCTGGTTCTGAAAATGCCAAAGCAACTTTCACGGGCTATATCTCAAGCTATTCAATCGACACACCTGTCGAAGATGTCGTTTCTGCAAACATCGATATCGCTATCGACGGCGCTGTTACATTCGACCTAACTACCGACTAACCATGAAAACAAAAGTCCACCTCCGGGTGGGCTTCTATTTATTTTTAATATTTGGAGACAAAAATGCTAGACCGTAAAGCAATATTTAAAGCCGTCGACCTCGACATTCAAAACGTGTCAGTCCCAGAGTGGGGCGGTGATATTTGTATCAGGGGCCTGACAGCTCGAGAGCGTGATCATTTCGAGGCATCAATCGGCCAGTCGGCCAACCTTGAAAACCTTCGAGCCCGACTGGTGGTCCTGTCCATATGTGATGAGACTGGGGAGCGTGTATTCAAAGACAGCGACGCGACGGAGCTCGGCAAAAAGAACGCAATGGTCGTGAATCGACTATTCGACATCTGCCGCAACATGTCCGGGATGTCTGACGCTGACGTCAAGGAACTCGAAAAAAACTAAAACGAGACCCGACCCGCAGGTTCAAATTTAGACTTGCGGGCCATCTCGGGATGACCGTCCGGGAAATGGAAAACAGGCTGTCCTCTCAGGAACTTGCTGAGTGGATGGCCTACTGGTCCATTGAACCCTTCGGAGCCACCCGGGATGATTACAGGGCAGGGCTATTGGCTGCAACTGTGGCCAACTGCGCTGGCAGCAAGAAAGCTCTCCAGCCAACTGATTTTATCCATATCTACACCCAACCAAAACAAATGAGCTATATGGACCGCAGGCAGCAGCAGGCGAGCCAGATGGCTATGTTCAAAAATCTATCGGAGCAGACCAATGGCGAGACCTAAGATGTTGACCGTGAAGGTCAGCGGTCTGAAAGAGCTCGAGCAGGCACTCAACGCGCTCGACCACGACCTCCACAAGAAAGCGCTCAAGACCGCAGGTAAGGAAGCCATGCGCCCAGTTTATACCCGGGTGCTGAACAACGTGGTCGTCGGTGAGACCGGGGGCCTGAAGTCCACAATCAAACTCACCTCGACCAGTGACGTCCGGACGCTTCGCAAGATCAGCAAAAAGGCCGCAATGGTCGCCCGGGTTTCAGCAGGTACGACAAAAAGGCGCGACGGCCTAACAGGCCACCAAGCTCTCAACATCGAGTATGGACTGCACGGCAAGCGAAAGATGGCAGCCCAGCCCTTCATTCGCCCAGCTATCCAAGGCAAAGAGAAGGTCGTCTTTATGCACTTCCGGCGCTTGCTCGGCGTCCACATCGAAAAAACTGCGCGGACCCAGATGAAACGAAACCGCAGAAACGCAAAAAAACTATAAGGGAAAACAATGGCCACGATCAGCAGACTCTCTGTTGATTTGGTTGCAAACAGTGCTCGATTCCGCAAGGACCTCGACAAAGCTGCCAGTGATGCCAAGAAGTCGTTCGGCTCCATGATGAAAAGCGCCAAAAAGGCGACAGCTGCATTTGCTGCCGTCGGCGTCGCAGCGGGCGCTGTATTCGTTAAGTCAGCCAAGACATACGCGAATTTCACTGAAGCACTGCAGGACGTAAAGGCAAAGACGGGCGCGACGACCAAAGAGATCAACGCGCTCTCACTGTCCATGCGTTCTGCTGCAAAAGCAACCAAGTTCACAGCAACACAGACCGCCGAGGCGGGAACCTTTCTGGCTCAGGCTGGATTGAATATCAAAGAAATCAACGCAGCATTGCGACCCACACTGGACCTCGCATCTGCCACTAAAACCTCCGTACAAAATACCGCCGACTTCATGACCAACATCATGAAGGGCATGGGCATGAGCACAGATGATCTACAGCGAGCTGCTGACGTTCTCGCTGTAACAACTGCCAAATCGAACACAAACCTCACGGACCTCGCGACAGCTATGTCAGACGCTGCGCCATCCGCTCGCGCATTTGGTATGTCTATCGAAGAGACAGCCTCGCTGCTGGGCTCTATGGCCAACGCGGGCATCAAAGGCTCAAAGGCAGGTATCTCACTCCGGGCGACGTTCGCATCGTTATCGTCGACAGGTAGTTTGACTGAGAAAATGCTGGCCGAATCAACCGGGCAGATGACAACGCAAACAAAAGCTCTGCGCAAACTAGGCGTCCACACCCGGACCGCTGAGGGTAAGATCCGCAACCTTGTTGAAATCCTGAAGGACCTCAAGGCTGCAGGCGGCAACGAAGAGGATATGATCGCGATCTTTGGTCGACGTGCTGGCTCCTCGATGATGCAGTTTATGAACGAGGGGCTCCTCGGTGCTGACCAGCTAAAGCAAAAGCTGGACCAAGCCCGATTTGCTGCCGAGCGCATGGCTGCCACCCAGATGGACAGTCTTAATGGCGACCTGCTGCTGTTTAATTCTCAGCTCGAAGAGCTGCAGATGATAGTCGCCGAGAACGGTATCAATGACCTGTTTCGATCGATGACGCAGACGGCCACGAGTTTCATGAAGGCAATCGAACCGATCCTTCGATTTATGGCCCCAGCATTTGATGAGATCGCAATCGTCTTAATGACGATCGGCGGTGCCCTTGTTGTTGGCGGCATTGTCGCCCTGACATCGGCCATGATGGGACTCGCTGCAGTAATGCTTGCAAACCCTATCATTTGGATTGTTCTCGGCGTCGCGGCATTGTCTGTCGGCATATATAAGGTCATCCAAAACATCGACGAGCTCATGGTGGGCTGGCGCAATCTAGTTGGCTACACAATGAACGCACTGAAAAACATGGCGGGTCATGTTGGCGTGTTCGCTCAGAACGTGGCTGACTCCATCGCCAAGATGTGGCTGAAGATGAAAATCGGCGCTGACAAGTTCCGTGTCAAGGTAATCGAGATCCTAAATGATCTGATCACTGAGTCACTGGAGAAGGTCAACAACCTGCTCGAAATCTACAACAAGATTCCATTCCTCGACGACGCCACGCCCATCGAGTTCACAATCGACACGTCGGATGCCATCTTAAAAATCAAAAAGATGCAGGCCGAGCTCGATGCACTGGAGCAAAAAGCCAACACATTCACAGATTCTATCTTTGTTCCCGAGGTGTTTACCCCGGAAGAGGAAGAGGATGAAGGCATCGGTGGAATGGGTGACGGCGCAGGTGGTCTGGCTGGCACTGGGTTGCCTGAAGAGTTCACACCAGAGCAACTGGCCAACATGCAGACTGCAGCCGAAGGGATGCGCAGCGCATTCGAGAGCATGGTCAAACCTATCTCCAACGTGTTCACATCTATCATCAAGGGCACGACCTCGGTTACTGATGGTTTGAAATCAATTGCCAGCTTAATCCTCGACAAGGTGATCAGCTCGTTCGTCGAGATGGGTGTGAGCTGGGTGGTCCAGCAGGCTCTGATGAAAGCAATGGAAGTCGCCGGGATTGCGTCCAGCGTCGCTGCGTCTGTTGCTGCGGGCACGACTATGGCTGCAGCCTATGCCCCTGCTGCTGCGATGGCATCGCTTGCGTCCTTTGGTGCAAACTCAGCACCTGCATCAGCAGGTATTATCGCAACGACAGCAGTCGCGAAAGTTGCAGCGCTGTCTGGTCAGGCGCATGACGGCATCGACAACGTCCCAAGCACCGGGACCTATTTGCTTGAGTCTGGTGAGCGTGTAGTCGACAAGCGGCTAAATAAAGATATGTCTCAATTCTTGGCAAATCAAAACAGCAGCAACAACAACATCACCAACAATCCGACGCTCAACTTCAACGTGAATGGCTCGGATGCCGACAATGTTGAGGCCATGATCAGAAACAATCGAGGGCAATTCGAAGGCATGATTCGGGAAATTTACAACGAATCTGCACAGAACAGTCCGTTCTAATACGAGGGGCCCTTCGGGGCCCGTCATTTAAAAAGGAGCTATTTAATGCCTTCCCCACTTTTACCAACCTATCCTGAGCCTGTCTCCTTTCAAATAAAATCAAAAGTAAAAACCCTCAAATCGGAATCACTGTCGGGGAAAATACTTACAAGAAAAATCGGCGGCCAAAGATTCGAGGCTACGCTGGTTTACCCACCTATGACTCGCACAGAGTTCTCAACGATTCATGCTTTTCTTATGGAGCAAGCCGGGATGTCTGGCGTGTTCTTTATTAAAATACCAGTATTCGGAACATCTTCCACAGGCGTTGGCGAATAC